TCCTCTGCTACTTGCTTCGCGGTAGTTGAGTCGGCGGGAATTGTAACGGGGGTTCGCCCCGGGAGCAATCCAAAACTCTCCATACCAGGCCTACATCTGAAAACGTGATGAAACTGACTGATTTTCTCACGCCCATGATGGGGACTGATTATAACATTTTTAGTGCGGCATGTCGTAACCGTGACGCCGGATTGCGTCGCGCTCGATTGGATAACCAACAGTAGTTGGGTCGAGACTGACCGTGAAGTTGCGTTCAATAGGCTTACCGGCAACCTTCACTCGTTTCTTATCACTTGAAATAATAAGTCCTGACTTAAAAGCCACAGGCCAACGGAAGCCTGGTACCCGATTGATCTCCAGATGAGATTCAAATCCGTATACTTTATAGTTAAGAGTCCACAACGTAGGTATATATTTACTGAGTTCCGGACAATCAATCGGTGCCAAATCATTCTTGTCGAACAAGTATTTCTCGATCCTGATTTGGTCTTGAACCACAACACCATAGACTTGCTCAACGAGCAATCTGGTCCTCATAGGCGGTTCAATGAACTTGGCATGCAACTTTAGAGTGTCTTTCCCAAATAAGAAAGACAATTTCTGCCGTTGATAATTGTCCAAGTGCATTTTGTTCAACACTGATTGCATCTCACGATTTGAAACATTATTTGTTACGCGCAGGGCGTAAGATGCAAGGGCCGCTATGATCGGGCAGCCAGGATATTGGTGAGCAAGGGATAACGCCTTGCACCTCAGCAACGCTTTCAATTTGCCGGGTCGGGTGGTATTCATATACTGCCGATTTACCCATCCAAACGTGCTGATTGTCCAGATAGGGTCGGAGATCACCAACATATCCTCTTCATCAAAAATTAACCCACAGAACGAAGCCGTGGACAACTTTGAATGGTACTCCAACTTCATCAACAACCCAAGACGCGCAAAGTCCTCCGGTGTTGGAAGTCTACCACCCTTACGGGGGATGATTCGACAGATGCCATCGTCGCCTTCGAAGCATCCTAAATAATCACACTTGAGTAAATAACAAATAAAATCGATAAACATCCAGTTTGAAAAGCCATTGTCCAGAGAAGTATTCATCTCGCCGGACATCCTCGTACACAACACTCTAACAATAAAGTACTTAAATTTGCAATAGTTCTCCCCGGTGAGAGCGTCCTTCATACGTCTCATGAACTTCCGGAAACCAGGCAAATTTTTAGTCATATATCGGTAGAGTATCATTCCGACCTCCATCAACTCTGGAACAAAAAGTGCCTCCATTGAAGTGAAGTCTGTTGCCGAAAATTTGACCCCGTTGGCCTGCAACATTTCCTTAATGTAACGGCCACGGTCGGCGACAGGGATATGCTTTATAAAAGCTGGATGAGCATAAACGACCTTTTCTATTTGTTTGATAATTGGTCCTATCATGCACTTGAAAACATCATGCCGTGAATTGATGGCTCTCGCGTGCTTATACTCAGGGTATGTCTCGTCTTTAATGAAAGACTGGACTTCATAGAAGTCCTCATCGAGCTTCCCCGAGACTAGGAAGTCGTTCCACTGATCCCACAATTCTTTCTTGCGGTACGCGGGATACGGTGATTGGTCAATCCAAGTCTCGACAGATACATCACAATCTCTATCGAGAGGCTCGAATTCTTCACGCACTCGTCTGTAAACATGTTTGTACAGTTTATTTAACATTTTCGGATCTGCTCTGGGTGGTCGAGTAGCAAACCGCTTCATAACCCCAGCTGCTGCTGTCATGGGGTCAGTAAGATCCACATGCGGAACGCAAACGCCCTTGACATGACATCCGAGACTCCTTTGTACAGGCGGGCGCACAGCCAAGTCGATATATCTCGGATTTTGGACCACAGCATCAGGCTTAATCGGACCAATGGCTGGTAACTTAACCTCGCCAAGTCGATAGCCGTAGCAGTAGCAAAATCGTTTTGCAGCCGGGCTTTGGGAAAAGGGATCTCATGTTCCCGTTTGAATTTATTGTGAGAAACAATGGCAGTCGCGACTAAGGCAGTATCAGAATATGTATCTATAACATCATCCTGATCAGTCTTTTCAACATTAACAGCATATGAACCAGCTGTTGTTGCGTTGATTCGTTCCCAAGCCACCTCATTTGAACTAGAGAGATGGGTATTTCGTGGCTGCAATTCCTGAACTAACAGCTCTAACGAAACCATACATTCTCTATGTGAGTGCTCGATAATACCGAAATCAATTGTTTTGGCTAAGCAATCAACCATCACTGGTTGATGTTTCATGTCTCCACCACTCATAGCATCCATCCGAACATCTTCTTCATCTGTACGAACTGCTTCTGTTAAGTAGTACTCGCGACGTCGCAGCCGTGGTAAGGACCAACCCAAAGTCCAAACCGCCGAAATCAGCCCCGTTGCCATGGTTCTATTTGCAGCACTCTTTATGGTGTTGCGAATGAATCTAACTGGAATCCAAGCAGCAAAGCGGTGGGTCAAATAAACAACGGCTGTAGTAGTTGCCAACTTAATGGCAAACTGACTGACCGAACTATTTTCCCACATCAATCTAAATGCTGTAGGCCAGTATGGCCGGGGGTCATCTGTGATGACTCTCCCACAAAAATTTTTTGTCAATTTATCTGACTCTTTCTTCCATTTTTCTAAAGTTTTCTCTTTAAGTTCAATTTCTTTAAGAAGCTTGGCCTCTTCAGCCAACCTCTTATCCTCCTCTTTTTGTTGCGCTAGGAATTCTCGGTGACCCTCTTCACCGCCCCGAACCTGTTGGACTTCGTGTCTAATTTGGTCTGCAAGTTGTGCAATTCCCTCTTTAACTCCCGAATTTCGGTTCGGACGTCTAATCGCACGGCCTCGAGCCGCATCGCCTCTGCCGCGTCGATTTCCGCTTTCTCCTCGTCGTATTGGTACACGCAACTGTGATTCCTGATCCTCTGCTCCAACGTTATTATCTGAAGCCTGATCTGCACCTCCATCTCCATCATTCGAGACAATCTGTTCTCTACTATCCACCTTCTTCTTCGGTCTCCACTTCTCACCGGTTGATTTTGATTTTGGGACATTGTTACTAGCTATTTTTGAGATTGTTAAAGGCGTCACCCTGTCACAATGTGACGACCTCCGCCGGCTTGTACATCGATCCTGCGATGCTCCACCTTAGCATACGGTCACATTGCTCTTCACCAAAGGCAGCTTGAAATCATACTGGTTGCTACAGGCCAACAGATTTGGGCATCAACATGGCCTCACATATTGATGATCTGAAGGTTTTCCGGCCCTGTGTCACGCATGGTCACCGTGTAGCTGCTAGTAAATCCAATTGATTTCCGTCACGAGTCATGACGACCAACATTTGCATAGGTTGGCTATCTGTTTTAACACTCCCGTAAAACACAATTCAAAAAAGTTGTGGATCATTCCATTCCACCATGGGTTTTTGCGGTACCACCGGGCTAAGCCTATTTTACGATACTATCGGCTTTATGAAGGGTGTGCTCCCCAACAATTCGAGCTGTTGTGTCACTCCCCAAGATTTGAACAATGGATCTTGGATTCCATCAGGTTAAGCCGGGGTAAAGTAAATTTGCACAGTCTGTCCAACTGTGGCTAATGTACCATTTGTTCCGGTCAACGTCAAAATCGCCGAGAAGTAATCTCCGGTGCCATTTGACGAGCCGTAAGCAGAACAACTCAGATCAGATGTCTGATTTGCCCCAGCAAGCGAAAGCGTCTTGGAAGTCATGTTGGCAAGCTGCGATCCGTTCTTCGCCCAATACAAGAGAGTAGTGAAAGTCTCACTCATACTGTCCGTAGTCGAAACACTGCAGAACATAAGGTAGGATCCTGCAGGGAGAATAAAACGGGTGTTAGTCGTGCCTAGCGTGATGCCTAAGGCGTTCGTATTCGTAGTGTCAACCGTGATCGGTCCCGCCACTGCGGTTTGGAACGTCTGAGGGCTACTCGCTGTATAGAAACTTGTACGTTGTGTAGTGAGAAAATTCGTTGATGGTGATGTCTGCGGTACGAACAATTCGACATCATATTCAACCCACAATTTCCCGATCGCTGGATTACCGGTACTGTCTGCGGTAGCAACAAATAGTTGCCCTGCGTCATAGGTCTTGAGGTCACTACCAGGGACGTTGCCTGAACGGATAAATTTTCTGGGACCGCTTGGAAACATCGCTTTAACATCTAGCGACATGCGGATATCCTTCCAGACAGCGTCCTCAACTGCTCCAGAGTAAGTCGACATCGCCTGTTCACTAACAGGCGGCTCATCCAACGCATCGTAATCAGGGGCCATAATGACCGACCCTGCGACTGCTGTTGAAGAACGAGTCACAAAATGGAACACCAACTTGTGGAATCTATACTGCTCCCAGTACACAGCCTGAGCAGACAACCATGGGAAGGTTGCCGCCAATCCAGGATTTAGAGAAAGCGCCGCTTGGACTGTAAAGGCAGACGAACCTGAAATTCCTGCCACTAACTCTCTGTGCACAATATGCTTTCCCCGGACTCCTCCGGAGATATTTGGCCCACGATTGCGCTGGGCAAGGGCGAAAGATGCTGGGGCATAACTTCCCAACAAATTTTGTGATTCCCGAGGTTTCAATGAAGGTGGTACACGCGCTTTTGGCGGTCGAATGACCGACTTCTTCGGGTTATTAGACATCATACCAGCGGCTCGCATGGCTGCTTGAGCTCCTACAGCTGCAACCATCGCCTTGGCTTTTAACCCAGGTTGTTTGGACATTTTCTGGACGAAGTCTTTGTCTGCTTTCAACAGATCTCCTCGCTTAGCGTATACACAATCGTGTTCTTTACAAATTTGATCAATAGAATCAGTTGCTGGAACGTCGTTGCAAACTGAATCTTGGTACTCTCCTGCGGAATAACCTGGTCCGCACCAATTACCGTGAACGTAAATTTCCCTTCCTACTTGACCGGTGAAGCTAATTAACCTTGCCCGGTGAAAACAGTGTGCTCTGCTTAAAGCACACCAAG